GTGTCCCATGTTGCGGTCGATGCGCCGACAACCAGGTTCTGGCCGCGCTTTAAAAAGTCGGTGAGTTTATTCTCTGCGTTGTTGGTAAAGTTCATACCTATTACCCCGGATATTGATAGTGATCGGTTGCCGCCGGTTCATGTCCGTCGGCGAGTTGGTGGTCGGCGTGCCAGATATCGAAGGTGTGCAGCGTGGCAGGATCGCCAAGGCCGCCGATGCTAAAGTTCTGTTGCCAGGTAACGCCCCATAGGGCGATGCCAAACTTTTGTGTTTTGGCTGAGTAGAGGTTACGGCCGTTGATCTTTTCAGGCCGTCCGGTCGTGGCATCGAGACTCCACTCGTTACCGGGAATGTGCAATAGCAATGCGTTGACCAACGACAGGGCGTACTCGTCGCGCATGGCTTTGGGCGTATCTTTGGTGACGACGATTGCCGCCCAGGCAGTTTTGCCGGTTATGCCAGCGTGGTTTGAGTCATCCGCATCGGCAAGTCCCATGCAAGCAAGAAAAACAGCCGGGGCTTTGGCGGATATCTTTTGCAACTCTTCAACATCAAAACGCCCAGCGTGTACATGCACATTAACTACGCTTAATCCCAACTCGTTAAGATGGGCTTGCAAGTTGTCGGCGATACCTTGGCGAATGTCCAACAGGCTCATTGCATCACCTCGGCGATATGTGCATCGAGAAAGTCGTCAACGATGGCGGCCAGGTCGTCGTAGTTCTCTTGTGAGATTCCTAGAAACGGGCGCGCCACGATATTGCGATCTTCGTCACCGAACTGGTGTGTTGCTGCATAGATTAGGTTGGAACCCATCGCGCCGCTGTTGTCGTCAATAATCAATGAAGTGAGCGAGTCGTCGAGGTCGCCTTCACCCATCAATAGGCTGTGGCCGCTATGGCGCGTTGCAGCGTAGCTGTCCAGCCAGTTGGGCCACTGCGTACCGTCCGGGCCGTACTTCTCTTCCTGTATACGGCGGTGGGTCTGGTCTTCCAGTTCACCCAACACACCATCCAACAAATCGCGCTTAGCAATCGCGCCAAGTTTCTCGATGCGTTGCTGCGCCCTGTAGAGGCCTTTTAAATCGGTATTAAGGCCGGTACTCATCGCTCCCGCCCTCCATGGCTCCCGCCGATTTCGTATATCGTATACGTCATAGCAGCTTATTCCCCCGGCCAAAGTTGCGATTATTACCATTGCTATAGACAGTGTTTGTGCCGGACGTAGGCGCCTCTGGCAGTCCGAGTGATACCACGCCTCTGGCGATATCAGACAACAGCGCCTTGGCGTCCTTGTAGCGCTCTTTACGCTGCTCGGTCATGCTGCCCGCATCACCTGACAAGAAATAAACCGCAATATCGACGCAAGGCTGCACCAGAATCATGGGCACGCTTGGCAGCGGTAGCGCGTACTTGCTGCCGACATAACCATCGACCAGGGCGCTGGCTTTGCTGATAGCAGTATCGACGACTGCACTATCGATGGTGCCGACCCGTTCGGGGTCGGCGATCATTAAAACGTCGTCTTCGCTATAGGCGTCGATAATGTCTTGAAGGGTGATGTAGAGCATCGCGGTTTACTCGGCCGCCTCGATGATTCGGTAGTCGGCATCGACCGGAAAGGTGACGCGCTCGACGATCAGGTTGGGCTCTTCCTCTAACTGCTCGACCAGCTCATCGCTTAACACACCATCGGCGAATCCCATCCCTTGCTCGTTAAAGCCATAGCCAGCGCGGCGAAACGATTTAAGACCAGGCAGGGTGCGAACATAGAGACCGCTTACTTCTTCCGCTTGCGTTTGGTTCGCTTGACTGTTGGTGGCTTTGGTATTCTCCGGGTTCTCATTACTCGACCCTTCTTTAAACTCTGCCCAGGCGGCGTTTAGGTCTTTTCCTGCGACCCTCTCTTCGCCGATCAGGGCGGCCGCTTCTGTGCAGTTTGGTTTAGCGGTTAGGTTGGCTTGCTTGAAAGCCGCAACCAGTTTGTTGTGTTGTTCGTTGCTCATAGCATCCTCGATGGTTTGGCGATCGGTGAGCCGGGCAACTCCGCGCGCCCGGCTCGCTGTGCTGTGTGTTGGCTTAACTAGCGCGGATTAGTTAAGCCGCTGCTGTCGACGTGGGGTTATCTTTTAACCGGCGCCAGTTGAACCGACAGAGAGCTGCCAGAAACCGTAAGCAGAGGCGGCGCGCGCTTCAGCGCCATAGAGGTATTCTTTGCGCATAAATACGCCGTCCGCATTCATGTCTGTTTGAGAAACAAACACCGGCTTTTTACGCTCTTGAATGATGAAGGGTTTAACCTTACGGCTTGTGTCATGCAGCATCCATTGAGTAGTGCTATCAAGGCGAGAGTTAAGCTTGACCTTTGCCAGTCCTCGATATGGGTTAGGCGTCCCATCGGCCAGCTTCTCGTCGTTCATCAACGCTTTTGCCGTGATCTCTAGTGCTGAACCACATTCCAGCGTGTCGCCACCGTTGATGCCCAGCTTTTTGCCGCCATCACGTTTCATATCCAGCAGCATTTGACGTGCTGCGCCGAAACTCGCTTGAGCCGCTGCCAGATTTGCATTTGATAGTGGTGCAGTTAGTTTGTTGCTAACACTAACGGTGTTGCCGTTTTCATCCTCGACGGGGTGGTCTGTATCGTAGAAGTACTGCTTATCGAAACACTTGTTAATGAATGCTCCATTTTTAGCTTCGGCGTCCAGGTCGTCGTAGAGTTCACCAGCAGATTCGCCCGCCATCTCTGCTTGTACCGAGTAGCCAGATAGGTTGCCGTCTTCGATATCGTTACGATCGACTTTTATGGTCGCCTCAAAGTCATCATTGGCGACAACATATTGATTGGCTTTCAGTGCATTAATGACCTTGTCACCAATCCAGCGCCGCATAGCAGGAAAGCCGGTCAACCACTTGTAGTCGTTCTCCGATCCCGTGGAGGGAATCTTCATCGTGGTGTCTTGCCAGTTACCCGTCTTTGATTCAAAGACCTTTTGAAAGGATGTTTTGATATTGCGTGCTAGACCATCCAACGTCGCCTTATTAACAATCAAACCCAGACCACCCAGGAACGGCAGCGCAGAACCAGCAACACCAAAATCAACGTTATCCGTGTACGCCTCTACGGGCACCGGCATTCCAGCCAGCGCCGCACCGGCAACGCATAGAGAACCGATCAAGCCCCCAATTAAATACAAAGTGCGTTTCATGTTTTGCTCTCCAAAAAAAATAATTAACAGTTCCAGCAAACGCGCCGCGCTTACTCGACCCAGACGCCGTTAGCATCGACGGCAATCACCGTGCCTGCCGCAGAACGTGTGTTGGTGCCATTAGTTTTGGCGACGGTCTCGTCGTCGACGATGTAACAGACCTTGCCGACGTCGGCTTGCGTGACCAGGTCGGTACCTTCGTTCTTCCAGTAGAAAGCCTTTTTACGGCGTACCATGACAGTCTTAGCGCCGTCGGCACCGCCGGTGTTGTCGACGAACTCTTCAAAGCGACCAAAGTAGGTCAGGTTCAAAGCGGTGGCACCGGGCGCGCCATAACCGGTGGCATTGAGCACCGCCATGCCACCCGCATAACAGACGGCATTAGCGGCCGCTGGCACCTGCACCAGTTCACCGTCTTTCATCCTGGTGTTTCGATCTGCTGTTAAAGCCATTTCGTTGTCCTCTTAAAGTGATTTGATAGCCGGGAATAAGTACGCGCGCTTAGCCCGCGTACTTCGCCAGGTCTTCAGCCGTGTTACCGAAAACGTTGGCGATTGCCTGCTCCTCGGCGTTTAGCGCCTTGCCCTTGTCTTTCTCTGGGTCTTTGTCTTTCAGGCCGCTGGGCTCGGTGATGACCGGCGCGGACTCGATGAACTTATTGAAACGCTCAAGACCACCTTCTTCACGGCAGTTGGCCTTATAAAAATCAACCGATGCCGGGGCGATCTTGCCCGCGTCCTGCGCGGCGCTAATGGCGTTATCGATCTCTGTTTCCAGTTGCGCGTCCTTGTGATCTTTCAGGGCCTGCTCGGAATTGTTCGCACGCGCTACAGCGGCGTCGTGTTCAGCGCGCGGCACGAATTTTTCGAGGCTTGGGTTTTGCGCTTGGTTAAGCGCCTTGCCGTGGTCCTCTTTCAACTGATTAACAGCGGCTAGAACTTGTGTTTCGCTGGAACCGGTATCGATGCTCAGCGCCTGACAAAGGGCTTTAATTAGATCCATAGGGGTTTCCTCGTGGTGGTGTTGATGTTGGCCGGGCTGTTCCCGGTTCAGGGCTTTTAAAGAAAGGTTGGCTTTGTTGGTCAGGCCGACAGAGTCGATACCGACAATCCGCCCGGTGGTGCGCTCATAGATCAGCACCGGCGACAGGTAGCGGTACTCTTTGTTGGCGATGGCATTGGCGGCGCGCTCGGTCCACTCCGGGCGCACCCAGACGGAACCACCGTCGCGGATCTCCATTTGCTTACCCCAGGCCGAGGCGGGCGCCTCTTCCCCCAGCGGGGCCTTGTGTTCGGTAGAATGTTCGTAGTCGAAGACCAGGTCACGGCCTCGGGCCTGACGGTTGGCAAAGTAAGCCAGAACGGCCTCGGGCTTATCGTTGAGCCAGTGACGGCCGTCGAAGCCTGCAATGTCACGACCTGGTGGGATCAGTTGCACCCACTCGGGCACGCTGCCGTCCTGGGGTAGCTCAGAACAAACCGCTAGGCACAGTTCGTCGCGCTGCTCGGCATTAAGGGCTTTGGCCAGATGGCTGAATAGGGGTGCTTTTTTGAACATAGCCCCAGGATATGGGGCGGGGAGTCAGGCCGTTACCGTGAAACGTTTCACTATATAGAGTGGTCGGCCGAGGCTTTCAGTTTTACCACGGTAGCCCAATTTGTGCCAA